AGCGATTCTTGCGGCCCTTGGCCTTTCTAGAAGCTAACGTGAGTTAGTTTCGCAAGAATCAATCGCTCCGCTGGTTCATAAAAGCATCCCATCTCTTTAGGAAGATGGAGTGTGCTCTAGCGGTGTAAACTCCTATTATTAACTTTGGAGGTCAACCACTAAATGCTTTCAGATCCACAAACTATCACAGTCGCAACCGTGGCTCGTGTCATGCCTCGTACAGAGTCGGACGGTACGTCCAGTATCTATACGTCGGCAGATGGCAATTGGACTTTAACAATTGCACATAAGGTGTCCAAGGGACGAGTTCGTTCCCTTGCTCGCCTTGACCAAAGGGCTGTAGTCGCTGATCCTTTAACGGCTCAGAATGACTATCAAGTCCTTTCGGAATATTACGTTATCGAAAGACCAGAATATGGTTTTTCTTCAACGAATGTTTCGGACCACGCAACCGGCTTTAAAGCCTGGTTGGACACAACGATGATCGGCAAGTTGTATGGAAGGGAGTCTTAAAATGAACGAGAGTTCATCTAAAGGCCCACCACCACTTGTCGATCCCATTACTGGGAAAGACAATTGGATAAAGACGTCGCCCGATTCGGTCGAATGGCCGGATTTCGAGTCAGACGAATTTAACCATGTTCTACGCCCCGCTTTTGAGCGGTACGTAGAAACAACAGCCAAAGAGAAACCAGGATTGGCGTTTTCACTTCTAATAGTAGAGGTAAACACGCTTCTCATGATTCTCAAGGTGCCGATCCGTATTTCGTTGGTGACGGTTTGATGCCGTTGCCTATTTAGGCATCGGCGTGCAAAGCATTACGTGGCTTGAAAGCCGACCCCCAGTTTGGAGGCAGCTTTGAAAAGCAACGTAAGTGATCTACTAAAGGTGATAGAGACTGTCTATATAGACGCCTCTATCAAGTGCATCGCTGATGTCTCTGATTTACGTGATCTTGGAACTATCAGATCACGGGTTGAAGGTCAAGGTATATCGTTTTTGACGATTACCCTACCCAATTTTTGCTCTGACTTCGAAAGAAGCATTGCAAATGGGTATATTGACTCAACAGCCTTTCGATTCTTTCGAAAGACTGGACAAATTCCTTCATTTTTGAAAGGGTTTGTCAGTCAAATCTTCAACTTTGAGACGGGGAGC